CTCATCACGCTCTTCAATTCGTCGCTGCTCGTGCAGGCCGCGGCGGCGTGGGCCGAGGCCAACAACAAGCTCTACATCGCGGCCTCGTCCGACTCGGCCATCGCCACGGTGGCCTACGTCGCCTCGGGCGCCGACGTGTTCAACAAGCTGCGCGACGCGGCCTACGCGCGCACGGGGCCGATCTTCCACACCGCCCCGGACGACTTCGCCGACGCGGCCGAGATCGCCCGCTGGTTCCCCATCGACCCGGGCGGGGACAACTGGGTCTACAAGACGCTCGCGGGCGTGAGCATCAAGACCTACACCGACACGATGGTCACGAACATCACGGCCAAGTACGCTAACTACTACGCGGATCTGGCCGGGGTCAACGCGGTGCAGGGCTCGGGCCTCGTCTCGGCCAACGAGTACATCGACGTCATCCGCTTCCGCGATTGGTACGTCGCGCGGCTGCAGGAGCGCGTGGCCAACCTGCTCATCGGCGCCGAGAAGGTGCCGTTCACCGACGCGGGCATCGCGCTCATGGAGACGCAGGTCAAGGCGCAGAACACCGAGGGCGTGCGCGCCGGCGGCATCGCTCCCGACTCGCCCGACACGCCGATCACGGTCACGGCGCCGACCCTCGCCGATATCTCGACCTCGGACAAGCAGGCGCGCTGGCTCAAGGGCGTCACGTCGACGTGGACGCTGGCCGGCGCGATCAACAAGCTCTCGGTCACCGTCCAAGCGAGCCCGTAAGGAGAACCAATGGCCGAGTGGGATCCCACCAAGTTCACGATGTCCGTCGGTGCCAACACCATCGTCGAGTACGCCGCGGGCACGTTCATCAAGGCGTCCTTCGACGAGGACCAATATTCGCTCGAGATCGGCGCCGACGGGCGCGGCTGCCGCATCCGCAACGCCAACGAGGCGGGCAAGTTCGAGATCACGCTCCTCAAGTCGAGCCCCTCGAACGACCTCCTCTCGGCCCAGGCCATCCTCGACCGCCAGACCGGCCAGGGCGTCGTCCCGATTCAGGTCAAGGACGGCAACGGCGCCGCCGTGGCGAGCGCGCAGAACGCCTGGATCGTCAAGATGGCCGACCTCGAGCGCGGCAAGGAGCTCGGCGAGGTGACCTGGACGATCCAGACCGACAAGCTCGAGATGGTCCAGGGCGGCATCCTGCCGCTGGGGCAGTAGGCTAGATGGTCGACAACACCCTCAAGATCGGGACCGACGTCTTCACGGTCTCGCCGCTGCTCGGCGAAGAGAGCTTCCTCCTCCAGCCGCGGCTCATGCCCATCGTCGCCGACTGCATGACGGGCTTTTTCGCGATGCACGAGAAGGTGGCCGACGGTCAACTCGATTACGTCGCGCTCGCCGACAAACTGTCGCCGCTGGTGCAGTCGATCGCGTCCAAGCTCCCCATCGAGGAGCTGCGCTTCATCATGCGCTCGCTGCTCCGCGGCGCGACCATGAACGGCCAGCAGCTGTACACGCCCGCGGGCAATCCGATCGACGTGCTGCTCCAGCAGCGCTCGCTCGACGTCTGGCGCCTGCTCTTCCACGCGGTGAAGGTGAGCTACCCCGATTTTTTTCAGGCGGCCCGGCGCGTGCTCGCCGGCGCCGCCGCGGCCCAGCCGGCAAGCAGCTCCGCGACGTCGACCACGTCCAGCCCTGGCCCGTCTGGCGGCTCGTGATGCGGAAGTGGTGCACGCTCGGCGAGGTGCCGACGCTGACGCGGCAGCGCATCCTCGACGCCAACGATCTGCTCGACGCGCAGGACGAGGCTGAGGACGACGCCCGGCGCGAGGCCGAAGAGAAGCGACGATAACGCAACGCGGCGGGCTAGCTGGTAAGAGGTGGCCCGAGGAGAACGAACATGGCGAACCCGACCGGCTACGCAGGCGTCCCCGTTACGACTCATCAGTGGCTTCAGCCGCTCTACCACTGGCTCAAGGGCTGGGGCACGGCCTCGGTCTTCACCGGCCCGACCGGCGCGCGCTTCCCGGCGGCGCTGCAGGTCGGCTTCCCGACCGGCATTCTGGGCTTCTACGGCGCGACCGGCACGCTCCAGCCGACGGGCCTCGGCTCGACCGGCAGCGCGGCTGGCGGCGGCGTGACCGGCACCACCTTCTTCGACATCCGGTCGAATGGCGGCACGGGGACCAACTTCTACACGATCACCGACATCGTGAACGCGCTCAAGCTCGAAGGCCTGCTCGCCAAGTAGTAGGCTATGTCGACGATATTGAGAGAAATCTCGGTCGCCCTCGGCCTCGACGTCGATGCGGCGTCGTTCGCCGAGGGTGAGCTCGCGGCCAAGGCCATGGAGAAGGGCCTTGAGGGGATCGTCGAGATCGGCAAAAAGGCCATCGAGTTCTTCGTCGACGTCGCCAAGGAAGCCGTCCTCGCCACCGACGAGATCGACAAGAACGCGCAGGCGGTCGGTCTTTCGACTACAGCATATCAAGAGCTGACCTACGTCGGTGGCCTCGCTGGCGTCTCCGCCGAGGAGATGAGTCAATCGTTCGGCCTCCTTTCGCGCAACCTCTACGCGGCGTCAAAGGGAGGAGAGGAACAGGCAAAGGTCTTCGCGCAGCTCGGGATCCACGTCAAGGGCGCCGACGGCAAACTGCGCGGCGCCGACGATGTGCTCAGCGACATCGCCGAAAAATTTAAGCAAATGCCCGATGGGGCGCAGAAGACGGCGACGGCGCTGGAGCTTTTCGGACGCGCTGGTAAGCGCATGATACCGCTTCTCAACGAAGGGTCAGAGGGGCTGGCAGAGCTTCGTCAGGAAGCGGAAGATCTAGGAACGGTTATTGACGAACAAACGGTCAAGCAGGGCGCCGAGATCAAGGACAATGTCGAGCGTCTCCAAGCACTATGGGCGGGCATCAAAGGTCGTGCCGGTACTTCCATCTTTCCCGTACTCAAGCAGCTCACCGACAGCGCCATCGCGTGGGTGAAGGCGAACAAAGAGATCATTCGGCAAAGGCTGGAGGTCATCCTCAAGGGCATCGCCCGCGCCGCGCGCGTGCTCATCGACGCGTTCGACGTCGTCTACGGCTCGCTCAAGTTGGTCATCGGCGCCGTCGTCGACTTGATCAAGTGGTTCTGGAACCTCGACAGCGGCATCCGCGCCTACGTGACGGGGTTCATTATCGCCGGCACCCTGGCGGCCGCGCCGTGGCTTTTGTGGGCGACGGCGCTCGCCGGGATCTTGCTCATCCTCAATTCTATTCGGCGGTTTCTCGAGGGTAAGGACTCCCTCTTCGCTGACTGGATGAAGATGCTTGACGATTGGGTGCAGCCGAAGAAAGACGACCCTTGGTGGCTGGCCGCCATCAAGTCGCTCGTCGAATATATGGAAAAGGCGCTAGGGATCGCCGACAAGCTCGACGTGCGCTTCGGCCCGAAGAAGCGCGGCGGCGCGCCGGCTCCCAGCAGCGCGAGCCGCGGTCCGGCGGTCACGTCGGCGGAGTCGACGGCCCTCGATCCGAACACAGGCGCCCCGGTGGCGCTCGGCGGCCAGGAGAATCCGTTCAACAGCTTGCCGCCGGACAGCTGGGTGCATCGCCTCCGGCGCTTCGTCGGTACCGAGCCGCCGTTAAGCAATACGCCCTCGCTCCCACCGGGACAGGGCGTGCTGCGCGCGCCGCAAATCAATCTCTCGCGGCAATATAATATCTATCCGCCCAACGGGGTTACCGCGCAGGACGTTTACAATCTCATCCAGCAGCACGAGGACGCGGCCAACGAAGAGGCGGCCGCGGCACTGGGCGATTAGCTGTGGCGCAGCAGCGGGTCACGGTCATCCAGCGCGGCGGGGTCATCACCGCCGACACGACGACGATCACCATGCACGCCGTGGTGAGCGAGCAGCACACGCTCACCAACACGATCACCGACCACCCCGTCGAGACGGGCTTCAACGCGAGCGATCACTCGCGCCCCAACCCCGACCTCGTGACGATGGACTGCCGGATCTCCAACACACCGCTGTCGAGCGGGCAGGCGACTGAGGCGGTCAAGGCCGGCGCGTTCACCATCCAGACGACGACCGCGGCCGCGCAGGCCGCCGGCGCCATCGGCGCCACCGACGGCTACGCGCAGGGCGAGTGGGCCAAGCTGCGCAGCCTCCGCGACACGGGCGCCATCGTCACCGTGGCCACGACCATGGGCGACTACGACTCGATGGCGATCGAGTCTCTGTCGCTGCCCCGGTCGGCCAAGAACTACGACGCCATCGCGTTCTCCATCTCGTTCAAGCGCATCCGCGTCGTGCAGAACAAGCTCACGCGCGGCGTCGTCTCAACCGACAAGCGCGTCGGCAAGAAGAAGTCGACGGGCAATAAGACGACGAAAGACGCGGGCAAGGACATTGATCCATTACGCCCTGTTGCGAAAGTAGTGAAAGATGCAGGTAATCAGATTCTAAAAGGCTTCGGTGGGTCAGCCGGTGATTGATGCCTCTTGAGATCGACATCCCGCTCTCCGAGGGCGCTCCGCTGCCTTTCTTCGACATGCAGGTGAGCCTGGAGGCGGTGACATACACGCTCCAGTTTCGATGGAACGTGCGCGCGTCGGCGTGGTACATGGACGTCCTCGACGAGACCGGCGCGACGTATATCACGCCCGGGCTCAAGCTCGTCGCCGATTGGCCGCTCGGCGCGTACCGCTTCGACCACCAGCCGCCGGGCGCCTTCGCCGTGGTCGACAGCGCCGGCGAGGGTCAGGACCCGGACGACGTGAGCCTCGGCGTGCGCCACAAGCTGGTCTACTTCGCGTCGACCGAGCTGGGGCTGTGACATGGCGAACACGCTCTACGACCGCCGCGCGCGGGTGACCTTCTCCTCGCCCACGAGCTTGATCACCAGCGCCAACTTCGTCACCACCACGAGCGACGTGCTCGTCATCGAGGCGGGCGAGGGCGGCGCGCGGCCGGCGGGCCTGCGCGTCTCGTTCAAGGTGTCCAAGACCGACGGCAAGGAGCCCAACACGGCTGAGATCGTCGTAACCAACCTGAACGACGACAGCCGAGGGCTCATCCAGAAGAAGGGCGTCAAGGTCACGCTCGAGGCGGGCTACGCCGCCACGGGCGTCTCGCGCATCTGGCGCGGGGACGCGCGCACGGTCGACAACGTGCGCGACGGGGCCGATTGGAACTCGACGATCAAGGGAGGCGACGGCGAGCGCGCCTACAAGCTCGCGCGCGTGTCCGAGAGCTTCGCGCCCGGGACGCAGGCGGGCTCGATTCTCCAGTATTTGGCGAACGCTAGCGGGCTCCAGGTCGGCAATACGCCTGGCGTCGTCCTGAACTTGACGCAGTCGTTCGACCAGGGTTACGTCGTCTCGGGCCAGTGGGCGCACGAGATGGACCGCTTCCTCAGGGGCACGGGCTATACGTGGAGCGTGCAGGACGACACGCTGCAGGTGCTCTTGCCCGGTCAGGCGTCGACGGCCGAATTCCCCGAGATCTCGCCCGACAGCGGGCTCATCGGCTCGCCCGAGTTCGGCTCGCCGGAGAAGAAGGGCAAGCCCGCGCTGGTCAAGTTTCGGAGCCTCCTCCAGCCGTGCGTCCCGGGGGCGAAACTGGTCCTGCGTTCTCGTCGGTACAACGGCCCCGTGCGAATCAAGAAGTGCTCGTTCAGCGGGGATACCCACGGCGCCGAATTTTATACCGACTACGAGGGCGTGCTACTCTCGTCTACGTGAGAGTCAACGCGTGGGAGTGAAGTTGCTCGGCCGCAAGACCTACAAGCTGCGTAAACGAGGGCAGAAGGCGCCGGCGCCGCAGAACGCGTCGGCCGGCAAGCGCAAGCGCTGCCCGACCTGCGGGGCGGCGCGGTGAGCGACCAGGGGCGCGACGAGGAGGTCCGGCGCCCGCGGCGGCAGACGGTCATCGCCGCCGCCGTCGAGGCCGCGCTCAAGCGCCTGCCGCGCGCGCTGCCCGCGCGCGTGACCAAGTACGAGGCGGACAAGCAGCGCGTCTCGTGCAAGGTGCTCGTCATGCGCCCGTTCTTCGACGAGGAGGACGAGCGCCAGGTCGAATCGATTCCCGTCATCCCCGGCGTGCCGGTCATCTTTCCCGGAGGCGGCGGGTTCCGCGAGACCTATCCGATTAGTGACGGCAACCTGCAGATCAACGGCGCCCCCGTGGCGGCGACGACGGGACTGCTCGTCTGGGCCGACCGCTCGCTCGACAAGTGGCTGACGGGCAAGGGCGACGAGGTCGATCCCGAGTTCGACCACGTCAACTCCATCTCCGACGCGTTTTTCCTACCCGGCCTCAACCCCTTCGGCGCGCCGCTGTCGAGCGCACCCACCGACCACATGACGGTCGGGGCCGATGGGGGCGTGCAGATTCACATTCACCTAACGCAGGTGGGCGTGGGCGCCGACGCGTCTGATTTGGCGTCAGACGCCGTAGTGACGAAGAAGGATCTCCAGGCGCTCTACTTCGCCATCAACTCCTCCGGCATCACGCCCATGGACGGCGGAGCCACGCTCAAGGCCGCCATCCTTGCCGCGCTCGGTGCGGCAGGATGGTCTTCGGGGCCGCCGGACGGGCAGCTCGGCTCGTCGGTGGTGACGGCGAAGCGTGTCTAATTTCACTTATCCGACGGGCGTCGCGGCGGGCTATTCCGGGCTGGCGAGTACGCTCGCTACGCGCATCGGGAATGTGACGGGTCCTAGTGGAACAGCGATCACGTTTCCACCCGGTAATGACGGTATTCTACAGGCAGTTTCCGACGGATTTTTGTCTTATTTGTCTGTGGCAACATTCATCGAAGTGCAAGGTGGGGTTGGCTTCCAAAATAGCTGGGCTAATTTCGGTAGTACCGTCGCCACCGTGGGCTATTACAAGGACTCATTCGGTTTTGTCCATTTGAAGGGCACGGCGAAGAGCGGCACCATAAACACGACTATGTTTACGTTACCTACGGGATTTCTTCCGGCAGGCGATTCCATCTATGCCTGCGCGAGCAACAACGCGTTTGGTCAGGTCAACATCAATGCCACGAGCGGGGCCGTTACGCCTCAAATAGGCAGTAACGTCTTCTTCAGCCTCGACGGTATTGTATTTCTAGCTACACATTGATGCTGATTTCGAAAATCGGGTAGAATCGGCCCTATGGCCGATCCGGTACGCGATTTTGCACTAGATGCCGACGACGACATGGCGGTGGCCAACGGCGACCGCGTCGCAATCGCCGGGCAGGACGCCGTCGCCCAGGCGTGCAAGGTCAAGGTCAAGGTCTTCCTCAAAGAGATCTTCCTCGACCAGTCGCTCGGCGTCGACTACTTCGGTGTCGTCTTCGTCAAGAATCCCGACCCCATCGTCGTGCGCGAGGCCATCCGCGCACGGCTTCTTACGGTGGCGGACGTGACCGAGGTCGTCAGCGCGCAGTTGCTCTTCGACGATCCTTCCGATCCCCGCTCGGCGAGCATCGCCTACTCGATCCGCACGAGTTACTCGCAGACGCCCATCTCCGACACGGTGAGCCCGTAGCGTGGCGACCATCTACGGGCTCACGGCCGAGGGCTGGGTTTCCAAGCCGTTGTCGGTCATCGTCGACGAGTTGCAGACCGATTACCTCAATATCCTCGGCAACAGCGCGGGGACGGAGACCGACGGGACGATCCCGCTCGACTCGCTGGCGGGTCAGGAGATCACGGTCCTCTCCGACGGCTTCGCCGCGATGTGGGACCTCGGCGCGGCCATCTACTCGAGCTTCGACCCCAACGCGGCCTCCGACGCCGCGCTCGACCAGGTCTGCGCGCTGACGGGTACGACGCGCGACCAAGAGTCGTTCTCCGAGGTGACCGTGACTTGCACGGGCGCGCCGGGGACGTCGCTCATCGTCGGCCGGCAGGTCAAGACCAACGACGCCACCAACTCCGTGTTCGCGTCGACGGCCGCCGGCACCATCGCGGCGCTGACATCGTGGGCCTCGGGCACGACCTACTCGGTCGGCGACCGGCGCACGAACGCCAGCCGGACCTACGTCTGCATCACAGCTGGCACGTCGGCGGGCTCGGGCGGACCGACCACGACGGCGAGCGACATCACCGACAACACCGCGCACTGGCAGTACATGGGTGACGGCACGGGCGCGGTCGACGTCGCCTTCGAGGCCGCCGTCGCAGGCCCGGTGGGCGCGCTGGCGGGCGTCCTGACCAGCATCGTCACGCCGGTGTCGGGCTGGTCGGGGGCGATCAACCTCCTCGACGCGGTCGCAGGCGCGCTGGCCGAGACTAACCCGGCGCTTCGCGCGCGCCGCGAGGCCGAGCTAGCGGGGCAGGGCGGCTCGACGGCCGACGCGATCCGCGCGGCCATCCTCAAGGTTAATGAGGGCTCGACCGATCCCAACCACGAACCCCCGACTTCGTGCACCGTCTTCGTCAACGACAACGACCTGACCGACGCCAACGGGGTCCCGCCACACGCGGTCGAGATTCTGGTCCAAGGCGGAACCGACCAGGACATCACCCAGGCGGTGTGGGACTCGGTCGGTGCGGGCACGGCGACGTACGGCAATCAATCGGGAACGGCGATTGACTCGCAGGGCAATTTTCAAATTGTCAGCTGGTCGCGCCCGGTCGCGGTGCCGATCTACGTGACGGCGACGGTCAACTACGACGCGACGCAGTGGACGAGTTCGACGCTCGCGGCGCAGGCGGCCCTCTCGGCATTACTCACTTACGGCGACGCGATCGGCATTGGCGTCGACGTCCGCTCGTCCGTCCTCTCGGGCGCGATCCTCTTCCAGCCCTCGGCCCTCGACTCCGACGGCAACGCGGTCGTGCCGGCGCCGTCGGGCTCGGTCGCAGCGCCGGGCATGCTCGAGGTGTCTACCATGCTGATCGGAATTGCTCCGAGCCCGGTTAGCTCGGCATCAATCGCCATATCGACCCGCCAGCTCGCTACGTTTGATTCATCCAGGTGCGTGATCACGGCCGTCGCGGAGACGCCGTAGCATGGCGCTGACGATCGACTACGTCTCAGACTGGCAGACTCGCCTGCGCGGGCGCATCTATTGGCAATTTAAAGGTAAACCCAAGATCCAAGCTTGGGTTGATATGGTAGCGAGGCAATTTTCGGACATCGAAGACGCGTTGCAGACGCTCTTGACGTTGCCGAGCATCGACGACTCGGCCGGCGCGCAGCTCGACCTTCTCGGTCGTCTTCTCGGCCAAGCGCGCGGAGGCGTCGACGACGACACCTATCGAACCTATTTATTCGCCACGCGCTTTGCCAATAAATCGAGCGGGACCGCGGAAGACATCTATCGCGTGTTCGCGGCGTTATTCGCGAGCCCCATGTTGATTCTGTCGTCTCCGGTGAAGAGTTTTCGCCTGACGTTATGGAACATACTGACGCCCGATCAGGCCGCGGTGGGCCTGCGCTTCTTGCGCAAAGTGAAAGAGGCTGGAGCTAGAGCGATTCTGGAATTCACGACGATTTCCGACGACAACATCATGCGTTGGGACGTCGAGGGCCATGGTTGGGACGTGTCCACCTTCGGCTCGGCAACGCAGGCGTAAGGAGTTTCTCCAATGCAGATCCGTCCGACCAGTTTTGCGACATGGGCATCTGGAGCCAGCGGCTATGTTACTGAGCCAATCACGGCCGACAAGACGCAGGGATTTCTGCCGACGGGAATCGCGAGATCGAGTTACGTAAATTGGTTGCACGGGCTTGCTGGTAATTGGCATCAGTACCTCGATGAGGTCGGCCCCCAGGGATTGCAAAGCGTCGCCGCGCTGACGGTGGGGCCGACGCATTCCCTCGGTGTGACTGGCGCTCCGCCGGGCTCGGCGCGTATCAACAATTTCCTCACCGTCGGACCAAGCGGCGTCGCTGCCGCGACCGGACCTACTGGCTGCATCATGGTGTCCGCCAGCCTCGGCGGGACCAACGTTTCGACGGCCGTCGCGCGAGGGACAATCGCGAAAGAGTCGATGCTCTTTGCGGCCGCTTCGATCAATGGCGGCAAGACGATGCTGGCCTGTTACAACATCTCGGGGTTCACGAGGACGGCGACCGGATCGATGACGCTGACGTTCGGTCAGCAGGCGTCGGATTTTTTGCGACTCTGCAGCGCTGGCATGCTGACGACCGCGGCGGGATCTATTTCTGCGCAGGCGTTGGGCGCGACGTCGATTACGCTGACGACCAGGGACTCGAGCGGCAACCTGATCGACTCGACGTCAAACTGGATTTTTCACAACCTCTAGCCTAGTCGTCGCGCCCGCGCCACCCGGCGACGACTGGCAAGTCGCCGCACACGGCGTCGATCGAGAGCGCCCACGCTTTGTCCAGCGACGTCCAGCTGTCTAGTTCCCAGGTCAGTACGCCATCGCAGTGCTTGTCGCCAGGAAGCCAAGCCGTGGCTGCGTCGCCGAGGTCATACGAGTTGCCGGCCGCGGCGCGGGTCCGGTCGACGTCGATCGAGATCATGAAGTCCGCGTCCCGTTCAAGGTAGCGCAACTGCAGCACGTCGGCGAACGTCGAAACGTTGCAGACGATGGACGCCGGTTCGGACCACAGCTGGCTACCGCGAAACGACCACGGCTGGGTCATGTCGACAACGCAGGTGGGCGGCGGTCCCACGACGCCAGTAGCTGCCGCGGGCTTCTCGACCGTCGCCGGGCCACCGCATCCCACCACCAGCATCGCCACGCCAATCAGCACCGCGCGCGAAAGTCCAGCGCGCCCCCAATAGAGCCACGCGGCGATGCTCATCCAGGTCGCGCACACGATCGCCTTCGCCGTCAGCTGGTCCATGGTCGTCGCCTCCACATCCCGTAATCTAACATCG